TAGCAAATTAGACAAAGATATTATAAGAGAGTATAAGAAACCATGAGTCTTAAAGGAATAAGAGATGCAGTGGCAACAAGCATTGATAATATAAGCAATCTACGTGTCTACGATACAGTGCCTGATACCATTAGAGAGCTACCAGCGTGTTGGATATTACCAATTGGTGGTGCTTACAATGACACTATGGGTAATGGTATGACTCATGAATTTGAAGTAACTGTATTAATTGCAAGGGGTGGTAATCTTGATGAAGTTCAAGATACATTAGATGATTTAATTGAACCTACTGGAAGTGGCTCAATACCAGCTTATATAGATTCAGCAAGTTTAAGTACGCATGGTTCAGATATACTAGTAACAGGTTACAGGGATTATGGTGGCTTAGAATTTAATGGCACACCTTTTATAGGTGTAAAAATAGATTTTTTAGTAATGGTTGATTAAGGAGATATTATGACAGAAGTAAGAAAAAATAAATATTATGAAGTATTACAGGGAAAGTTGGTTTTTAATTTTGGAAAGTTAAAAGTTACAGTTGGTGATGTTGTAGAGTTAGGGCAAGAAGATATAGATAATGGATATGATATTGATTCACTAGTAACAAATGGCTTTTTAAAAGAAGTTAGAAAACCACGCAAAAAGAAAGAAGAAAAACTTGAAGATAACACTGAAGAAGAAACAGAAATTAAGGAAGGTGAATAATGGCTAGAATAAGTGGTAAGTCTACAGACATATATATTGACACATCACAGTTTGAAACGTTTACAAATTCATTTACATTTAATGTAAATTCTAATTTGCCTAATGTTACCACATTTGGTGATGAAGGTAGTACATTTGTGCAAGGCAAACCAAATGCTGATTTTACTTTAAATAGTTTTTTTAGTCCTACAGATAATGAATCAGATGAAATTATTAACAGTGCCTTAACTGGAACAAGTGAAGTTATGATTGCACCAAGTGGTTTAACAATAGGCAACAATGCTTATGAAGTTAAAGCAAATTTAACAAGTGAAGGCATAGACAATCCAGTTGAAGGTGCAACTGCAATAAATACAAGTGCAACATCAACAGAAAGTATAAGAAGAAGTGCAATATTATACACACCAGGTTCAACTGCTTTGTCAGCAACAGGAGCAGTTAGTGCTTCAAGAGTTGATACTGGTTCAACTTCTTCAATAGGTACATTAAGTGCTGGTAGCACTAAAACTGCAACTTTAAGAGTAACTGCAGTAAGTGGTAGTGGTACTGCAACAATTAAAATACAAGATTCATCATCAAGTGGTAGTGGGTATGGGGACTTTCTTGCATTTGCACAAATATCAGGTGTAGGGGTTCAGTCAGTTCAAACCACTGATGCGTGTGAACGCTATTTGCAGATTAATGTTACGCAATATAGTGGATTTACAAACTTCAACTGCATGGTATCAATGGGTGTTGAAGTAGGAACATATTAAATAGTTTATTAAAAATTTTATTAACAAAATAAGGAGTAAAAAATGGCAAGACAATCAGGAAAGTCAGCAGATTTTTCATTTAATAGCGTAGCTATAGAAGATGAATTATCATCTATAACGCAGACAACAGACGTCAACATTGTAGACGTTACTGCATTTGGTGATTCTGCTAGTACCTTTGTTGAAGGACTTCCAACTTCAAATTATTCTGTAAGTGGGTTTTTTGACCCTAATGCTTCACAAGGTGATGCAACTATATTTACCAGGATAGGAAGTGGAAGTGCAACTGCAACTTTTGAAACAACAGGTGCTTCTGCTGGAACTAACGCACCAGTATATAGTGGTTCTGCTTTTGTCAGTAGTTATTCAATAACTTCTGATGTAGGTGGTGCTACTACTTATACTGCTGATTTCCAGGTAAGTGGTGCATTAGCAAGGGCAGTAAGTTAAACAATTAATTAAAGGGGGACAACTTTGAAAAACTTTAAAATTAAACCAAAAGAAGTAGATTCTTCAGATTGCATTATTCATATAGGGCAAGTAATTGAAGGAGAAGAAATTGTAGAACAGGGAGAGCCAGTAAAACTTCATGAAAATGAATGGGTGATGGTTCTTCCAGTGATAACAATAAAAGAAAGTTTAGCTTTGGGTACATTCAGAAGTTCTGTTGATGAAGGAAAGCTATCTGTTGCAATGGACACAATTTGTGAGTCTTTAGCAAATAGAATAGTTGATTGGAATTGGACAGGAATTGATGGAGAACCTAAAGCTAAACCTTATAAAAATCCTGATGTCTTTAAGGATTTGTATAATGAAGAAATACTTTGGTTAATAACTGCAACTTCAGGTGAAACAAAAGGTGAAGAAAAAAACGTATAAAGTCCCTTGCAAGATATATCTTTGACTCAACAGGGTCAGTGGGATTGCCTGAACAGGGACTTATATCAATAGTTTGTGAATCTTTTAATTGCACACCTGATGTGGCATTAAAACAGGATTGGAATTTGGTAAAACAAATATTAGATTATAGATTGGCTGAAAGTTCAAAAAGAACATTTAATTCAGATGCAAGTAAAATGTCACCTGAACAAGTCAAGATGTGGAATAAATTAAGGGAAGAATTTTTTAATGGCTAATATAAGTGAATTAAGCGTATTATTAAAAGCGAATACAAAACAAGCAACAACTGAAATGGGAAGTTTTGGCAAACGTGTTGGTGAAACTTTTAATAAAATGAAAGTTGGCATACTGGCAGTTGGTACTGCAATTAGTGGTTTTGCAGTTGCTTCAGTAAAAGAATTCATTGAAGTTGGGGATATGCTTGGAAAGATGGCATCAAGAACCAAAATATCAGTTGAAACCTTAGATGATTTAAGAATTGCACTTGATTTGTCAGGCACAACTATACAAGGTTTTGAAAAAGGTATGCGTACCTTAGTCATGCGTGTTGATGATGCAAGGAAAGGCAATATTGAATTTATAGAAACCTTTAGAAAACTTGGTTTAAGCGTTACTGATTTTGAAGGATTAAAACCTGATGAATTATTTATGCGTGTTGCTGGTGGACTTGCTGGTGTAACAGATACATTAGACCAACAAGCAATTGCAGTTGATTTGCTTGGTGGTAAGTTTGGTACATCATTATTACCAGCTTTAGAAAATGGTGAACAAGGTTTTAGAGATTTGCTAGTAGAAGCTGGTGCAATGTCTAACTGGACAGATGAGCAATCACAAATGGCTGAAGATTTAGCAGATGATATAACAGAATTAAATGAACAAGTTAATGACTTACAAAGAGAATTGGCAGTTCACCTTGTTCCATCTTTAATAAAGACTGTAACTGCCACTAATGATTATATTGATTCAGTAAAAGATGCTGAAAGTCCAATGGGTAAATTTACAATAGATTTGAGCAAATTAGCACTATTAGTTCAGCCACAAAATATATTAAGCAAAGGACTAGGTGGCTTAGTTGACAAAATGCGAGAGTTAAAAACTGAAGCTAAAGCAACAGATTTAGCAGAAGTGTTTGGTACATTAGCAGATATATTAGTTCCATTAGACCAGGAAGTACAAAGGTTTAAAAATACTGTTGAAGGAACTGCTGATGTGCCTATGCCTAAGTTACAACATGGTACTGAAGCTAATATAATGGCACTTGATGATTTTGGTGATAGCATAGTAGCATCAGGTGGTTTTTTAGAAGGGTTAGAACACGTTATATCAGATATTGATGAAGCTCAAGACCAATTAGATGCACAAATGCAAAAAACAAAAGATGCAGTAGATAAACAAACAGAATCAGTTATAGTAGCTACTAAGTCATGGATTGATTATCACAGAGCAATTGGTGGTTTTCAGCCAATTAGTGATGGTGGTGGTGGCAGTATTTATGATGAATTTCCAAGCATGATGGGTAAACAAGGTCAAATGGAATTATTTAAAGGAGTAATGGGATTACCATCAGTAGGTGGTGACCCAGCTAAAGCAATAAATTGGTTAAATCAAAACAGTCCTTTTAATACTGGTAATTTTAATTTTCCAACAAATCAAGGTTCATCAAACGTAGTTTTAACAAACATAGCACAAATAAATGCTGGTATTAATGACGCAAAAACGCAAGGAGTACAATAAATGGCAAATGAATTAAAACATGGTTCAGTAGGAACTGAACTGACACAAGGTGAATTTGAAGGTGTAGGATTACACGTATTTGATTCTCAAGCTACAGGTGATATTGTTTATGCAAGTTCCAGTACACAGTTATCAAGATTAGGAAAGGGTGCTGACAATACATTTTTACAAATGGGTGGCAGTAACATACCTGAATGGGTACAAGATATAACAATTCAAGGTGCTAGTGGTTCTGCAATGAATCAATATTGGTTTGCTGATGCTGGGGAAGATAGTGCAGACAAATGGCGTTGGAGTGTGGCAGATGGTGGCACAATGACACTAGATAGCTATATAGGTGGTTCTTATGCCACACACATGACAGTGACACCCAATGCAACTGCTAGTAGTAGTACAGTAGCTTTTGCTGGTAGCATAACACTTGGTGGTGATTTGGCAGTAGCACATGGTGGTACAGGTGCATCAACACTAACTGCAAATGGTGTTTTAATTGGTAATGGCACAAGTGCTATTACATCTGTTGATATGTCTACAAAAGGTCATATATTAATAGGTGATGGTTCAGGTAATCCACAAATGTTAGCAATAGGTAGTAATAACCAGGTGTTAACTGCTGATAGTGGCGAAACAACAGGGGTTAAATGGGCAACTGCAAGTGGTGGAATTAGTGAAGCAGACGCAGTTGCTTTAATATTAGCATTAGGTTAAATATAAATAAGGAAGGAATAATATGGCAAATACATTTAAAGTTTTTACAATAGCTGATGTTGCAGTTGATAGTGGTACTTATAGCACAATATATACTTGTGCAGGTAGTACAACAGGAATTGTTTTAAGTTTGAATTTGTGTAACAAAACAGATACAGATAGAGATGTAACTGTAA